AAGTACATCTGACATGTCAAAATCTCCTATAGAAAATTTATCAGTTTCATTTACAGTGATTTGTGCTGCGCTTTTACCAGACAAGATTACACTTCTAGGATTGGCGGGCTTGGATACCAAACCTATACCAGAAAATGAAATATTGCTAAGGGCGCGGCCTACCTTATATCCCTCATACTTTCCAGATCCTCCGTAAGCCCTAAGATGTTTCGTTAGGAAAGCGGATGCTTCATCTCTTGGCAGAATTTTGGCAACGCCCTTATCATCAATAAGTGCATAATCAAAACCAGCAAAAAGACACTCCATCGACACATACCATTTACCTTCTTCGACTTCGGCAATGATTTTTGCCATCCGCTCTCTGTTTTCTTCACCCGTCCAAGAGTTGTAAAGCACTGCCTGAGTAATAATATCGAACTCTTCAGGTCTAGGGAGATTCTCATCGTCCCCAAACCCAATTGCTTTACCGTCTTTTGTTAATACATAGCTACCAGTAATATGCCCAATGATGTCATCTTCATCGTGCATGTAATTAAATTGCTTATCTTCAGGTGTATCCCTTGCTTCCCATGTCGCCTCGGATAAGAAAACGTCATCGTTCTTATTCCAGCCTGTAGAGACCAGAACAGACTCTATATAGTAAAGATCAATTTGATCTTTGTTCTCTGCTAACACTTTTTCAAGGACTTCTTCGTTATTGATTACTTTTTTAGCAACCGCTAACTCGCCCTTTTTTACAGAAGCCTCAGAACAGTAAGCAACACTGGCCGTTGATTTGACCATATCGCCAACACCGTCTGCGATCTCCCTTGGATATACTTTTATGTTCATATTTTTACCTCAGACAATTATACACAAAAATTTTATTTTTTTCTAAAAACGCTAATTTTCGTTAAAAAACTGCTCTACGTAGACTCCTACTACCATCTTCTTGTAGTTTTCCATATTGGGGGAATTATCTCTAATGTACTTGAATTCATTGGGTATTACGTTATTAGAAGCTAATGCTTTCTTGAGGTTTTCGTCTGAGATATCAGACATTGGCTCTAAAGCTAAAAACGCTGCCAGTTTAATATTCTCTAGCTCTACAGCCTCATCTTTTGTTAGCTGTCTAGCATTAGACTTACCCTTAATTTCTAAATAACCTTTATTTATATGCTGTGTGGACTCGAAAGCGCTAGTCGCCCAAACAATTAAGTCGGCTACTCCGGGTGTACTTCTAGGAGTTTCTGTTCTCTTTTTTCTTGGTCTAGTGTCTTGCTTTTGCGGAGGACGACCGTTTGGCTGTGGAGGCTTTTGTTTTTGCTGCTGATCTTTAATCTTGGTATTGATTTCGCCCTGTTTGGTAATCTTTTCCATGTCTTTTTCGTGATTAGCGTTATGGAAGGGGCTTGCTTTTTCTGGCAGCTTGTCCTTGTCTCTGAGCTTATCTTCTCTCTGTAGCCTAACTTTTTCAACTGTTGGTACTTCTTTGAATCTCTCTAAAATCGTTTCGTGAGAGATGATATCACGGTCAGCCAGCTGGATAAGCAGGTTTTTCTCAGCAGCTTCATCAGAAAGACTCATTTGGTCATAAACTACGTGGAAAGGTTTAGCAAACCCCATAGCCTTTCTAATATACTCAAGCTCGCCATCCCAGAACTTGGTGAGCTGATCTCGTCCATACTGTAGCCTTTCAACCATAGTTTTAAGCGATATGAAGTTGTTAGTGAACCCGCCCCCATTTCCAGCCATACCGGTAAGCGTGGGGGGAACGCCTAAACCTGCGTATATACTGTTGAGGACGGATTGATATTTTTCTGATCCTAAGAATTTGTATACCTGAGAGTTGCTTTCTGTGAAGCTAAGTTCTGGTCCGTATACAAGCTCCATAGTTCCACCACCAGTATTGCTGGCTAGAATATTTCTTAACTTATTAATGCCCTCTTTTGTTGGCAGTACTTTATAATCAAAGTTACCAAGGGTCCATAATCTAATATTAGAGATCGCACCATCTAGTGCAGCCATGTCTGCTAGTTTCATCTTCTCTAGCATGATAATATCGTCTAGAATAGCGTAAACCATTGGGTGCGCCCATTGTTGCCAGTCATCCTTCTTGTAGAAGTGAACGGTTAGGCGCTCTGGATCTAGCTGTACTTTTCGCTTCTTTTCTCGATAAGCCTGCTGAATATTAGCGGGTAACGTCTCCAGAACCTTGGTAGGCAAGGTGGTTTCTTTGTAGTTATCAAAGAATGTGTGTGTGCTAAGTTGATAATTATGTCTACCTAAGAACATATTAACATCACCGTTCTTCATCTCAATAGATAGAGGATTGAAAAAGTTGTATCGCCAAGGGATGAGTGTTTGGTTAATGTCTGGAATCTCTAGTACGATATCTTCGTCAATCTGAGCTAGAGATCTCATGTACTTCTTGATCTCCGGCGTGATATTTGCATAGCTTCTGTAAACAGGTACATTTCCAGTTTTGTAAAGGTTGTTGAGGAATCTTTCTGACCTTTCCTTGCCATTTACCTTTTTAAACCACTGTCTAATGAACTTCTCTGCGCCTTTGTTCTCGTGAACGATATTGATACCTTGCGAGCCAAAGTCACCCATTAAGTCAATAATGTTGCGAATAATACCAACCTTGTTATACGCATCCATCGACATCTTGATAATACGTTTAGATCTTTTTGGTACTTGTTCTTCGGGTCTGAACGCATAATAATCATTAGATCCAAACTGAGGTTTGACAGAACGGTTAGGCTCGATGCCAATATAGGTTTCTGAGTGACGGGCTTTTGCTACGCCTGTGTAAGCCTCACCAGCTTCTGCGTATTGATCAAAAGCTTGTGCGCGTCCAGCTAAATCTGCGTCATTGTATGTAATTAAACTTCTATGATCTGACATGGTTTTTCCTCAATTGGATTGTAATATAACTGTATACCTATTATACACAGATTAGTATATATCTTTCATTTTATCCGTATACCAAGCTGGTCCAGTGTACAGTCTTCCTGTTCTATCTTTGGCTTTTTCCGCTGTTGCAAAACCTCCGTAGAAATTATAGGTCACAGGGTCTGGCATCCTAGAAATAGTTCTAGCCGCCATATTTGCCATAAGCAGAGCAGAATACCTATCTTTTCTCATTTTGCCTTTCTTGCCTGTTCCGATAATGGTTTCTGGAGTGTCCCACTTGTCACGACCAGCAGTGGTCTGACTAATCTGAATCATAGCAAGCTCATCCTTGAGTTCCTCGATTTCCATCACGCAATTTTCTAAAGTGTCATAATTTCTACCTTTCAGTCCATCCTCAGCAGCTGATATGCCTAGCGTGATAGGATCGAACATTGGAAATAGCAAAATCTTGTCTTCTAGATCTTTTCTCATTCCGTGGTTTGCTTCAGACAGCCATTCATACTTAGCAAACTGGCACAGTTCTAGAATGTGTAATCCACGGTTATCATCCGTGTCTTTAGGCTTGTCTTCGTCGATAACCTCCCAGATTGGATGTTCATCTCTTTCTAGGTGGGCTTCGTCGTGTAAAGCCTCCATAACAGCAACGCCTCCACCTTGCTTATCCAACGCGATATGGACGCAAGGAAAGATCTTCATGAGATCTCTAATTTTTCTAGCACAGTAGGCATAAAAGTCAGACTCTTTTGAGTAGCCCGACTTGATCATGTCTTTATGCTCTTCGCGGTTAGTGGTCCAGCAGTGGACTATCCTTCTGTGATCAGAATTAACTTCTAATACAATAATACTAAAATTATCAACCTCAGAAGCGGGGTCAACACCAAATACATACTTCTTGTTTGGGTCTCCTCTTAGCTGAGCCTGAAAGCAAATATTGTTTCCTTCTTTATCCTTTATGAATTGTTTTTGTTCGTTCTCGACATCTGTGACGACGCAGGACTCGACCAAAGATCTTTTGAAGAAACCTTGCGAGTCTCTAGTAAAACAAGCGCCATACTCCATCTGATAGACGCCTGTGTGCATTGTAGCTTTGGATCGTGCGACTTGAGCAGCATCCATAAATCCTTCTGGTAGTAACTCGTATGGAACCCTAATGATAGAGTAGTCTTTCCAGTTAAACTCGGGCGGTGGATCTTCTCCAAAAATTTCTCGAAGTCTGGATGGCTTACCTTGACTCTTGATAATTTTACGCCAACGCTTCCAGTAATCAGCAAAGTGATTCCAGTCATAGTACGCCGTACCAGAAAGAATAAGTTGGTTATCCAACTTTTTCATGGTGGCGCCCTCAACCTGTTCTTGTTCTAATTTGATACCCAACTCTTCAGCCATCTTAGCAGCAGCTATTCTTTTTACATTCTCAACAGGGTTTGAGCTAACAGCACCAAAACCGACAACAACTGTTTCGAAGATAAGTTTGGGGATAGAACCAAACTCGTCACCAATAATGTCGTTAGCGCGTTGACCACGAATCTTAGTGCCGTCACCCAGTGGTAAGCAAGTGATTCTAGAATTATTAATCTTCATCACGCAGCGGTCAACATCTCGTCTTGGACCGCTACTGGAGCTACACATACTTCTTAGAATAGGCGCGTTGTTCCAGATTGTCTCCATGTACTCAAACAGAACCTTGGATTGACGGAAAGCAGCACCAACAATCACAACTTTTCTATCTGGTATAAGTAATGCTCTGAGCATAGCATACAAAGAAAGCGAGAAGGATTTTCCAAAACCACGGCTCGCTATAAGCATTGGAAACTTTCGGTTCCACATCTCATATAAAAATAGAGATTGTGAAGGCAGAAGATCAATATTAAAAATATGCTTACATATGAAAGAGAAGTACTCAGGACGAGACATTAGCCACGATAGTTTGTACGGAGCGTCGTTGTCATCCCAGTCGATAATATCAAAGGGGTTGATGAGACCCTGCTTTTCGACTTCATCAAGCCCAAGCCAAGCCTCGTTCATTATTTTTAGGTCGCTCATATTTTAAGACAATCTATGTTTGGGTACTTTCTGGTTTTCAAAACGCCGTCTGCAAAACCGTAATGTACAGCTTCTTCTGCCGTAAGATACCAATCACCGTCCTTGAATTTTCTTTTTAGGTAATTCTTTACTTTTTCATGTGTGATATCTGTATACTTATCTTTGAAGTATTGCCCTTTAATGCAAACGTCAGAGTATATATCCAGCATATCTTCACAAATCTTTTTATCTAGCTTCATGGCGTTGTGTACGTTTAGATACTGACCGGACTCACCCGTTGTTCCATAGTGTACCATAAACCAAGCGCTGGGTGTCATGATCCTTGCGTCAGCAGCTTGTAGAACAACTGTAGACATAGACTCGGCTTGACCGTACACGACAATAGATACATGAGAGCGACATAATTCGATAGCGTCAAATAAGGCCATGCCAGCAGACCAGTCTCCTCCAACTAGATTCATGTGAATCAGAATCGGTTCTTGAGAGATGCTATCTAGAAGCCTAATATTTTTTATGAATTGTGGAACAATCCTAAAATCTAGACCAGTATCGTCTTCGTCTGAAGATATATGGCTATGTAGATAAATTTCCCTCCTAACGACATCTAGACCGAAATGATTAATATCGGTAATAGTGTCTATCTTTATACTCATTTTTTCCTCCCAATAGTATAGAATTCATTTACTCTTTTAAGTATACTATTTACTACTAGCTTAGCATTCTTCCTGTTTCCGCAGAATATGACATGTATCCTATCATACATCTGAAACTCGATGAGCATTTTCAACATGTACTTGTTGGTTATTCTTATCTGACTCCATTTTGATTCTGGTATATCAGAACCTTCTGGAAAATTCATAACATCTTCTAATGAGAATTCTAAAACCAGAAACTTAAAATCAAAATCAGTCATTCTGTCGATTTCTGCTAAAAATCTTTTCTTGTCCTTTCCGAGATTTCCCGCTAGTTCAGATACGCTTGCTTTCCTTTCAATGCACAATTTGTCTTCGAATCCTAGTAGTGAGTAGTCTCCAGTATCTAGCTTTCTCTCGATCATTCCATTGCAAGAAAAATACTTGCCATGAAATTTATCGAAAGTGTAGCCGTCCTGTTCTCTGGTGTCTTTGATAACTGTATATGCTGGGGCTTTAGCCATATTTACCTCCACCAACGGTATGGCATTCTATTACATTGTGGGTAATAATAATATCCGTAACCGCCATTGTATTGGATAATAACGTTTCTTTGCGGGGTAACAACGGCTCCGGGCGTGTAACTCCAGATACCTTGACCCCGGTAAACCGTTACAGGTGGGTAGTAAGTAATAGTACCCCAATAATTATGGTAATGCGCTGCTGAATGTGGGTGCTGGTGCCAGTTTCCATTGTGCTGGTGCGGATGATTGTACTGAGCAAAAATATTAGATACTAAAAATAAATTGATCGCAAAAGCAGCTAAAAATAAAAAGTTTTTCATTTATTGTTCCTCACTATCTTCATAAAAATTGATTCGTATAGATGTTCTTGACCTGTAATTTGATCGTGACACCTACGGCATAAAGTAATGCCATTATCTACATCATATCTTAGCGAAGCAGCCGTTGACCACTTTCGAATATGGTGTGCTTGTAACCCCTTCTTTTTTGCTTTACATCCGGGCATTTGGCAACAGAACTTATCTCGCTTGTATACTTTTATTCTCCAGTCTTTGTAAACTGGATCGTCGAAGTTACGCCTCATCTTTGCAGTATACCTTTCTGATAGTTATTTGATTCATGATATCTTTTATCATCAATGCTGTTTCTGTTGACTCGTCTTGCTTTAGTAGCTTTTCTGATAACATACAATAACCTAAATAACATGCGTCATCAGGATTGTCGGCCTCTACAAAAATATAGGGGCGTTCGTGATTAAATTCACCTAGTCTAAAGTGTAGGAGTTTCGATAAAACTTTTGTCATATCAAATTCTAAAATGTATATCTTCATGTCTGTAAGTCATGGTCAACCATCATTGTAACAAGTTCCTCGAAACTAGTTTCAGGAATCCATCCTAACTTCTCCTTAGCTTTTTCGTTATAGCCACGTAAGTAGTCTACTTCTGCTGGCCTATAGAATTTTGGGTCTTGAATTACGTAACCTGCCCAGTCTTTAATTTCTACGTGATTAAATGCTACGTCTAGGAATTCCTTGATGGTATGTGTTTCGCCAGTGCAAACAACGTAGTCGTCAGGAATATCCTGCTGCAACATCATCCACATGGCTTCCACATAATCTCCAGCGTACCCCCAATCTCTAAATGCTTCTAAGTTGCCTAGACGTAGCTTTGGGAAAGATCCTAAATGTTCTTTTGTGCTTGCGCACTCAAAAACAATCCTATCCTCTTCGAACTTTGTTTCGATAACTTTTAATGTATATTCTTTTCTTACTTCCTTCTTGTATTTGATAAAATCTCCTACCCATTTTGTGATTTTTCTGGTAACGAAGCTCTCTCCTCGCCGTGGACCTTCGTGGTTGAATAAGATTCCGGCTGATGCGTGAACACCATAGCCTTCTCTGTATAATCTAACCATATAATGAGCAGCACATTTTGCAATAGCATATGGTGATTGCGGTAGAAATTTGGTTTCTTCGTTTTGGTATTTTTCAGATTCTGTTTCGTCGTAGTTTTTCCCAAACATTTCGCTAGAACTGGCTTGGTAAAAGCGAGCTTGGGTTAGACCTAGATCTACTATCGACTGCAAAATATTAAGACAGCCCTTTCCGGTGACATCCCAAGTATATCCGGGCTGGTTGAAAGACACGGCTACATGGCTTTGTGCAGCTAGATTGTAGATTTCATCTACGTCTGCGTGTTCTTTGAGTAGTTGCAGTATGCTACTCACATCAGTTATGTCACATAGAGCCAGTATGAAATTCGGATGTCCCGATATATGAACAATCCGTTCGGTGGTATCGACACTGGAGCGCCTAGCTACTCCAATAACCTTGTATTGTTTTTCGAGCAATAGGTCTGCTAAATGCGAACCGTCTTGCCCTGTAACTCCAAAAATGATGGCTTTCTTCATCATGTTCCTTTCTATTCCTTAACTGTATCAGGGGTTAGGAATGGCTGGTCTACCATTCCGTCAGTATATTTATGATATTTTGATAACCGTTCCTTTTCCTTCTCAGCAGCTATACGCATCTGTTCCATCTCGTGTCCATACTGTTGTGTAATCTGTGGGTTGCTCACAAGATACGAAACGAGTCCGTTCCAACTTTTTTCTTTGTCTTCGAATCTTTGTACCCGCTGTTCCCGCGTTGCTTTCATTTCCTTCAACATCTTGTTCTTCTTGTCTTGCAAATCCCGATAGTCACGGTTTAATGACTCCTGAGAAGCCCTGAGTGCCGCTATCTGACGCTCCAAGTTGAAAACCGCCTCAGAGTCCGCATCTTCGCCTCGCTGTCTCTCCTCCGCGATGAGAGCTTCAAATGCGCTTATCTGCTCTAAGTTACTTTTACTTGATTTTAAACTACGATTCATTAGCAGCTCAAGCTTTATCAGATCCACCACTTGAATTTCTTCCGTAGGAATAACATCGTCTGCAAACTGCGAAATAATCCGGGTCCAGTGATACTCGAATAATTTGAGTTCATCTGCGGTGAATTGTGCCTGAAGCTCCGTCCAGTATGGTCTAAAGGATAAATTATATCTTGCTTTCTCTTCTTCAAATTTATTACCAAGCCACGCTGGTTCTGGCAGATCTCCTTTTGCTACCTTTTTCTTGATGAATTCTAGCAGGCTATTTTTGTCACGATCCAAGTCTAAAGCCAGCTGTTCGTATCCTATGTTTATGTTTTCCCGTATGTACCCTTCTTCTACTTTGCTGATTCTACCTTTTTTCATTCTTCTTCCTCTGTTTGGTAGCCATACTCTTGTAAAAGAGAGTTTATACAATCAATAATCTCGTCTTTTCTTTGTTTTGTAACATAAATATCATTGATTATTTTGAGATAATCCATACGCATACTAGCCGGAAGGTATTGATCTATGATATTAACCATGTTTTGTTCTTCTATGCTATCGTAGGATATAGAGAACTTTTCTTCGTCGTCGATGATACCGTCTTCATAATCAAGCTGTGCAGGCTGTACAACTCGCTGACGCTCGGGATTTTCGTAACCGACAAAATGATGATCACGAACGAAATTCTTGAGTCTGTTGCTTAAATTGACACTCAGGAAATTTTCTAACGGGCGTTTTTGATCATATCTGTTAAGGGCTTCCATACATATAATAAAGGATTCTTGTTTTATATCGTCTACTGTATATCCATAGAATGTATATCTGGGTGCTATTCTTTTGATAACAATGTTTATTTGGTCTATGACCTGTTGTTCTGTCATTCCTTTGGGTATTTTCATTATTGCATACCTATTGTTAGCCATTTAGTTCCGTCCCAAAATTCAAGATTTCCAGTACGGGGGTTCCATATCAGAGATCCGGGCTTTGGTTTGGCGGGCCGTGTTTTTTGTTTGAGTTCTATAATAGAGGCTTTTTGTGTAGGTGTGTGAAGTTTATTTTGTAATTGTTTAGTTGTTAGAGTCTCGATTTCTAGATCTTTGTTTATATAAATGTATGTATCGGGTTCTGCTATGTGGACTTCATCTCCAAACTTGAAGTGTGGTATATTTGGAGGAATGTCAATGGCGGGCATAGTTACCGCGTACTTCTCTTCTTCTGGTAAGGCTACGCGCTCAGAGACAGGACAACCGTTCAAGCAGCCGCCCATAGGATTATCCCGTTGTAGAATTAATTTTTTATTTTTTCTTACGAGCTTGCCCATACCAATTTCGAAACAAATATCGCTTTTGTATTTATTGCAGCGATGTTCTATTTTGTAAAAAATATTTTTGTTTTCGTATATTGCTATATTGCGTTGTTCGTAGGGCGAACCGCATAGTTCGTGTAGAACTGAGGCTGCGGGGGATTCCTGTATAACAAGCTGTCCTTTTTCAAATACGGCAACGCTCATGCGCTGGCCGTCACTGAGTATCTTCATCCTCTTCCTTTTTCTCTACTTTTTCAATAAGTTCCGCTAGTGATTTGTCGTCGCGATAAAAATCAGAAGTAATATCTTCTTGCAGGCTCGCGGTGGCCTTTACGTTTAATTTTGTTTCTACTGCTTGTGCTTTTCGGCAGCAGTTTGGTTTGTTACACGCCATTGTGTTCTCCTGTAAAAGTTTCGTACATTATATTATACACTCGAAACGCGAAAATTCCAAAAAAGAAATTGGTAAATTCGTCAAATCAGACTATAATAGTATGTACAATGGTTGTAAAGTGTACGAAATCCATAAAATATTTGTAAAAAGTGGTTAATTAGGCTGAGACCCCACTCTAGTCTATATGGACGGGAAAGTGACTGGCGAGTGAACAAGCACTCCGAGGTCAGGCAAAATTTTTTAATCTAGGCTCTACTGACCAAGTAACCTAGTCCTGTGAAGACGCAGAGATTGAATTTTGTAATTGAGAGAATTGTTGAGTTTAAAGACCTGACTGCTTTCCGGCACAACCATATACCTTCACAGGTATAAATGGTCTTGGTGTGTTCCTACGGAACGGGTATTTTTTAGAAAAGAAAGAAATAAAATGGAAAAATTAAATGTTTTGATTGTCGGGACGGGCTTCGTAGGCGGGACTCTTAGAAATTATTTAGATAAAAATGATTATATCAGGGTTCAAACGTTTGATAAGGCCGTAGACGAGCCATATATGCTATCACGAATTTTATGGAAAGGCGATACGGATATTGTTTTCGTGTGTGTTCCTACTCCTCCGTCGCCCGAGGGTTGTGATACCAGCATCGTCGAACACGTTCTGGGCGAGATAAATGAAGAGGGCGTTCACACCGTGGTGATCAAGAGTACGATCCCGCCCCGCACAACGTATGATTTAGCGGAAAAGTTTCCAAAATTAAAATTATTTTTCAATCCGGAATTTTTGACCGAGGCGAACGCCGAGTTGGACTTTGCGAATTCTAAAATGCAAATCCTCGGCTATCCCTTCGATTTGGTTGATAGGCATGATATCGAATGGGCGACCAAATGTTTCAAGTGGTGCTTTCCGGATCAACAAATTGAAGTAGTTACAAGTACACAGGCGGAATTTACTAAATATTATATAAATTGTTTTCTTGCGATGAAAGTAGCATTTAATAATGATTGGTTTGACTGGTACACAGAGAAACTGGGGTATAACCCGCAGGCGAAAATAGATGCGTGGGATGAATTTACAGATTTAGTCACCAGACTGGACACGCGCATAGGCGCGTCACATATGCTTGTACCGGGACCAGATGGAAAGCGTAGTTTCGGTGGGAAGTGCTTCCCGAAGGACGTACAGGCGGCTCTGAGCTGCTTTGAGATGCCTTTGCTGCGGGAAGCATACAATCAATACCTTCGAGTTCGCGAAGTGGATCAACCAGAAGATATTCGAGGAGGATTTGAATCATGAGTGGTTACGGACCGATACAGGAACTAGTGATTCTTTTTGTGACAATGTGGCTCGCTTGGAGCATCGTGGGATGGGTGTGTCGCAGAATCGACGGCTGAGATGCGTGGTTTGGGTAATACATACACAGATATATTTTTGAATTGTGTTTGAACCACCATCTATTTTCCAAAGGCGCAACACCCCGCCAGCTTTGAAGATAAAACCCCCTATCCCCTTGCAGCATAAGGACTTACGACGACCATCTGCGCCCCGGCGACGTAAGTCCTTTCGTAGCATAGACTTACAACTATTTCAATTATTTCTAGGAAAATCGGCCAAATCCCGATTTTATCTGCGGGTAAACCAGAGTTTTCGCAGTTATGTATATATGGGGAGGGATACAAGGTTGAAAAAAACTTTTAATAAAATTTGAAAATAACCTTAAACCCTATTGACAATCTTGCCGATATAAGTATAATAGAAGCATGACAAACAACAATCAACTAAAAGGAAATACAATGAACTTTGATCTTAACAACTACGGACGTTCTTACATGACTGTAACCGAAATCGTTTCCACCATGATCAAGAATGGTGAGCAAGAATCTGATTCAACCAAGTACACCAACAACTTCGAAGAATGGTGCCAAGTTATCAGCCTGTTTCAGAAAATCAACGGTGTTTGCAAACTGCAAGCAGAAGTAGAATTATTACAAAAATAATTCAAGTTTACCCTTGACAATTGCCGATAACTATAGTATAATAAGAACATAAGACAGCCCGCAAGGGACGAAAGTTTGGGGTCTGAAAAAGACCCTCACACCCCTAAAAAGAAAACAAAATGCAAGACACAATCAAACACATCCCCATTAAAGTTATCGTCACAGTAGACGGCGAACGATTCGGCAAACACATCGGCGTTAGCCCTTGGCTTGGCCATCAGCAGATTGATGACTACGTTACAGACTGGGTAGCTGATGAATGGGCCGACTATGCTGCGGCACGAATCACCAAAGTAGAATGGATTTATATTTAAGGAATTATTATGTTCGATCAAGTAGAATGCGTTGAAGATTGTGGTAATGGTTATGGTTGGAGTATCATCAACCTCGGCCACACTTATGAATTGGCTGTGCTGAAAGATAGCTACATCTGCTATAGCACTGACATTACTAGCGATGTAGTGCGCGGTGATTGGGATGATATGATGGCTTTGACTGAGCGTATCAGATCGCTGTAAGTCCTTGCGCCATAAGGGTTTACGTCCGGGCGGCGCGCCCCGCCGTCGCAAGTCCTTTGGTAGTAACGACTTACGACGATTCTTAAAAACTTTGGAAATCTTTTAGAATTTCTCTGGATTCCCCTTGACGTATCTGCCGATATGTATATAATAGAGGCATGACACAATCAATCACTTTGAAAGGTTTTACTATGAATTCTTTTGACAACATCCAATGCGACGACTTTCTTTCTTCCGATGACTTTCTTGCGTGGGCGGCTGATCTTGATCGCCACGTGTGTGATCAGGAGGAGGCTAATCGCGAATTGGCCGAAGCGGCCTACGATTGGTCGGATGAGGCTATCGAGTGGGAGGAGGGTTTTCATCCCGATAACCTTTACGATGACGACGATCTTGATCCCATCCATGAGGATGAATTCTTTTTCTCGACGGGCGGCCAATGCTGGGACGAATAACGTACTAGCCCATCCGGGCGGATAGGGTTTATAGGGATAGTCAGCCCGTGTAAGTCCTTGCCACGTAAGGAGTTACGACGCGGCGGCGCGCCCCGGCGACGTAAGTCCTTTGATAGTAAGGGTTTACGTCAATTCTAAAAAACTTTTATTTTATTCTTGATTAGGGACCAGACTTGTCACACCAATAGGCGATAATATAAGTATAAGAAGTTAAGAAGTTAAGGGGGATTTAAGATGGAAAATTTGTTAACTAGCGTACCGTTTGTGATTGTGTTCTTTCTAACATTTCAGGTTTTTTTATGGGAATCTGATCAAAAATCTGATTTTTAGTGCGGGCAAATGGTTTTTTTCGCAGTTATATATATGTAGGACAATAACAAGTTTAGAAAGGTTTAAGATTATGCAAGTTAATAAAAATGATGTTCGATTTTACTTGGTTGAAACTTCCACCGATAGC